GGTGCACGACATCAACCGCGCGGTCGTGGCGATCGTCAACGCCGCCTGATCCGAACAGGAGGAACCCTCGTGACCGAGGACTACCCCGAGGTCGATCCGACCCTGTCGCGTGACGCGACCTACTCGAGCTATGCCGCCGCGGCCGTGGACACGGAGCAGAACCCGCCTCCCGGCCCGGCCGTCGAACAGACGCTCGGCAAGCCGACCGAGGCGAAGGCGAGCACGAAGGCGAAGGCGAGCTCGGAATGAGCCTGCCCGACTCCCCGCCCACGCTGGTCCAGGCGCCCGCGTGGGCGGGCATCGGGCTCTGTTTCCGGCCACGCTTCGCCCTGCCTTCCTGGCCGGCGGATTGGTGGCAGCGCAACTACGACGACGACCTGCTCGATCCCGATGAGCCCGACCCGCTGCCGCTCAGCTACCGCCAGATGCACGTCCCGGGGCTGACGTGAGCAGCGTGCCCGGACGCCCGAGCATCGAAGACGTCGCCCTGCTCCTGCGTGCCCGCACGAAGGACTCCTACGGCAATGAGGTCGGCACCTTCGATGACGACACGCGCCCGACCGGGGATCAGGTCGAGGAGCAGATCGACGCCGCCCTGGCGCTCGTCTGCACGCGCCTGCCGGCACTGGACGAGCTTGACCCCGACCTGCTGCCGGCGGTCGCAAGCGTGGTCGCCTACCGGGCCGCGCTGCGAGTCGAGAAGTCCTACTTCCCGGAGCAGGTGCGCTCCGACCGCTCGGCCTACGAGCAGCTGTACCAGGAGTACCTGGACGACCTCGGCGCGCTGGTCGATGCCTCTACCGCCGGCGGCGAGGACGGTGTCGCGGCTGCGGGGATCGGGGTGCTCCCGGTCGGTTCCTGGACCTCGATCCCGGGCTCGTTCATCTACCCGCCGAGCCCGGATGAGGACGCCGCCTGATGCCGCCGCGGATCGAGGTCAAGCAGAAGGGCGCCGCCCGCGCGGCACTCGACCTGCGAGCTCTCGGCGTGCGAGCCCGCGACGTGCGCAGCGTCAAGGGACAGGTGCAGCGCGTGTTCATCAAGTCGGAGGAACGGCGCTTCGCCGGCGGCGCGCACTGGCCGCCGCTGGCGGCCGCGACGAAGGAAGCGAAGGCGGCTCAAGGCCTCGACCCGCGCATCCTGCGCGCGACCAACGACCTCTACCACTCACTGACCTCGACCGGCGCAGGCTCGGTCGCCGAGGAGAAGCCGGATGAGCTCATCCTCGGAACCTCGGTCCCCTACGCGCGCTACGCCGACAAGGGCACGAGCAACGAGCCGAAGCGCGACCTGATCGAGCTTCGACCGAGCGAGGTCGAGGAGGCCGCGAAACTGATCGGTGACCACATCACGAAGGGCGCTCGCCGGTGAGCGTCGCCGGGATCTACACGGCCGAGTCGATCTTCGGCCGGATCATCAGCGGCGAGGACGTCGAGCAGTGGTGCCTCGACCTGCTCAAGAAGTGGAGCGGCACCTACCTGGCCGAGGTCGAGCGGCAACACGGGATCGAGCCCGGCCTGATCCCGCGTGTGCGTGCCTGGGTGACGAGCCCGTCCTTCGACAAGTGGCCGGAGGATCAGATCCCGGCCGTCGTGCTGCAATCGGTCGGCACCGGAGAGGCACCGCTCCGCGACGGCGACGGGCGCCACCGCGCGCGCTGGGTGATGCAGTGCGACTCGATCGTCTCGGCCCGCACGCAGGCCGAGTCGCACACGCTCTCGATGCTGTACGCCGCGGCACATCGCGCGGTGCTCCTGCAACGACCGTCGCTCGAAGGACACGCCGCCGGGCTGCGCTGGCTCGGCGACGACTACACGCAACTGCCCTACGACGACATTCGCTCGCTCGCGGCGGCGCAGTTCACCTTCGAGGTCGAGGTCGATGACGTGGTCACGAGCGTGGCCGGGCCGACCACTCCCGGCGATCCGCAGGACCCCGAGACGGACCCGTGGGCTCCCTGGCCCGAGGCAGACACCGTCGTCGTGGCGGTGCAGAAGGAGGAGTAGATGCGACCTGGCGTAGACATCATTTCGAGCGAGCTCCCGCCGCCTCGCTCGGCACCGACCGACACGTCGGTCTGGTTCGTGGTCGGCGAGACCGGGATCGGTCCGGTCGTTCCGACCCTCGTGCGTTCGATGGGCGAGTACGAGTCGACCTACGGCGAGCGGGATGACGGACTCGCTCTGTACGACGCGGCCGATGCCTTCTTCCGCGAGGGCGGGGCGAAGCTGTACGTCTCGGCGATCCCGACCACGCCGAGCGTGGCGCTCGCCGAAAGTGAGGTCGAGCTTGACTCGCTGACCCGGGCCGAGCTCGATGCGATCGCCGAGCAGAACGCACTCGTGCCGGCGGACTACTCCACGAAGGCCGACCTGATCGAGGCGATCGAGGCCTCGAACGGGCAGATCGCAGCACCGCAGGCGGCAACGCCGAGCGACTTCACCGACGCACTCGACAAGTTCACCCGGCAACTCGGCCCGGGCCAGGTCTCGATCCCGGGCCAGAGCGACACCGCCACGAACACGGCGCTGCTCGAACACGCCGAGGCTTGCAACCGGATCGCGCTGCTGGAAACTCCCGACTCCTCCGACCCGGCGCAGCTGATCACCGCGGTCGACCCGCTGCGCGACCTGGCGCAGGCCCGCTACGGCGCGATGTGGGCACCGCACGCGGTCATCCCGGGAGTCGCCGCCGGCACGACCCGGACCGTCCCCTACACGGCGATCGAGGCGGCGCTCATGGCCGAGCTCGACCGCGCCTTCAACCCCAACATCCCCGCCGCCGGCGTCAACGGCCAGTCGAGTTATGCGACCGACCTGACTCAGCGGTACACCGACCAGCAGTACCACGACCTCAACGAGGGCGGCGTCGACATGGCACGGCTGATCTACGAGGGCGTCCGCTCCTACGGCTACCGCACGCTCGTTGATCCGGTCGACCCGACCTGGCTCGACCTCGGCAACGCGCGGCTGAACATGGCGATCGTGGCGCAGGCCGAGGGCATCGCCGAGCGGTTCGTGTTCTCGCAGTTGGACGGCCGCGGTCGCACGATCGCGCAGTTCGGGGCTGAGCTCCGGGCGATGCTGATCCCGTTCTACGAGGCCGACGCGCTCTACGGCCCGACCGCCGACGAGGCCTTCCAGGTGGACGTCGGCAACCAGGTCAACACGCCCGAGACGATCGCCAACGGCGAGCTCCACGCGGTGATCAAGCTGCGCATGAGCCCGTTCGCGGAGTGGGTCGTGATCGAGATCGTGAAGGTCGCGACGACGCAGGCGCTCGCCGCCTGAGAGAAGGAGGTAGGAACCCGTGAGGAAGGACCAGTTCGACGTCAAGGTGTCCGTCGACGGCACCGACCTCGGAACGTTCGACAAGCTCACCGGCGGCGAGATCGACTCCGAGGAAACGACCTACAAGCCCGGCGCGATGGGCGCGCGGATCAGCCTCGGCGGCTCGGTCAACGTCAACGCCCTGACCGTCTCGCGGCTATTCGATATCGACCGCGACGGCGCGATCGTGCACTGGCTGATCGGCCGGGTCGGCAAGGGCGAGGTCGTCTGCTCGAAGCAGATGCTCGACGTGGACGGCAACGCCTCCGGCCGCGGTGTCACCTACCGCGGCAAGCTCAAGCAGGTGATCCACCCGGAGGTCGACTCGGAAAGCTCAGACGCGGCACTGCTTGAGCTCGAAGTCACGCCCGCTGGCACGGTCGTCTGATGGAACGCGACAAGACGCAGGAGCTCCCGGCCGCGGCCGAGGACTCCTGGGAGTCGAACGGGCACGAGCCCGATCGCTCGCGCAGCGTGCTCGACTCGCTGCGTGCTCAGCGCCGTGAGCACGTCGCGAAGCGAACGATCGAGCTCGAGGTTCCGGGTTGGCAGGGACACCTGGCACTGCGACTCGGGCCGGTGCCCGGTCGGCACCTCGACCGGATCGTGGAACGGCAGACGACCTCGAAGTCACCGGAGCGGACGTTCAACACGAACGCCGACCTGCTGATCGCCGCCTGCGTCGAAGTGCTCGGCCGCGAGCAGGCCGATCAGGAGTGGGTCCTGCTCACCGACGAGGAGGGCGAG